ATCTAAAATCATGCGCGTCGTTGACTGTAATACATATGTAATTCGTGCCGTCTAATGTGTTATCAATGTCCCATCTGCATACAATATAATATGTTGTCCCTGCCACTACGGCAAAATCCGTGAATGCCGTAGAGTTACGTACTTCAAAAACAAGTCTACCCACCCCTACGTCTGGTCTATAGTATAACCGTATATCGTTAGTGGTGGCCTGCCACAAATATAGATCTTCCGTCATGTCGGCAGTGTCTTCTTCCGGTGTCCACCATAGCAGGACAGTTCCTTGATTTGCATCTAAGGTTTCGTAAAAAATGCCGCTTACTTGGCTTCCCCGGCTATAAGTGACAGCGTCCGCCGTCCCGCTCCCGTCAAAGTCCCCCTGTACAATCGGAGCCGCCGCGAATGGCCCGGGAGCCGTCCTCTTCGCCATACGTGCCGTGAAGGTTGATAATGCTAGGTTTAATATAAACGTAGGTATTCCTGGTGCTATAATGCTCCCAGGTACCCATATAGCCGATGGTTTATCCGCTATCGTTCTGTATGCAGCCCTAAATTTACCTATTGGCATTGTTATAAACTAGCCCTTCTCCATACTACCCACATCGCGCTAGCATTACTACCACTAATTTCGTTTATGAACTGCAGTGCATTTGCATTCGATGCCCTCATTGGCGGGATATCGCTCCATGATGCAGTCGGGGATACTTTAAATCCCGTATTGTTTGTTATTACAGCAGATGGTGCAAGTCTATATTCATAAACTGACGCGCTCGCCTGCACATGAATAACTTCAGCGGCATTAAGGTCGGATAAACCGCCGTAGTTGCCAAAGAAATTAGTCGCCGTGCTTGCATTTGTTGCTGTTGAGCCACTGCTGACCCATTCAAAGTGTGTGTCTCCGTACGCCATTTATTTCTTCCTTGTTGTCTTTCGTATAATTGGTTACTTTTTACGACGACTCGCCCAATAATTTCCCCATCTTCGACGCAGTTCCCTGTGTTTCCATGAAAGGTAATCGTTTATTGATCCAGGCGTAATAGAAAGCCACTGTAGAATTGTAACTAATAGAATTAAAGCCAGTAAAATTTCGCTCATGTTATGCCTCAAACCATAAATCAAACCCGGCAGATACTTCTCCGCCACCACCAGCAGCAGACGCCTTTATTAAAATGTCGCTCTTGGCGGCAACCGATAGCGGAAAATCGAATTTGTGGTAATATGCCCCAGCGTTGATCAAAATGATGTGCTTAACATTGAATACCCCACCGAATGGCCTAACATATAAATCAACCTCTGTTACTTTTGTCGTGCTAGTCGCCGCGTAATAGCTAGTTAAGTAAGCCGTGTTGCCTACAGGACAAGTCCACAGTGCCATGAGGGTCTGTTCTTTACCAATCAATATCTGTGCCTGTATGTCGGTCACGGTATCCGGTATTCCATTTCCACCAACATCAGTATTATCCTTGCTGATGTAAATATTCCCCGCAGCCGCCTGAGAGGATGTGTTCATTGCCCTAAATATTCTCCACCACTTATTATCCGTTGCTCCTGAAGTTAGCGCCACGAACGTTCGTCCGTCAGATCCGTCAGTTGTCACCGTAACCGTAGAGTAATTATAGTCGCTGTCAATTCCGGTAACGGCGTACGTCATCCCCTGGTCTGCCGCAGCATCGCTTGAGATATACATAGTTGCGAAGGTGGTATTGGCAAGATAGGTGTAGACTCCGCTATAATCCCAGATTGGCTCAAGTGTTGCGCCTACCGCGCTGTTATGCCCGAACTTACTTACAGCCGTATGCCCTGTTACATTTCCCTCTGCGATATCGAAGGAATACGGCATGGCGGATACGCGAATCTTATTGTCTATGTGCTTGATGCCGTAAGTAACACCGTTCTCGTCTATTAATCCAGTAACGGTAGTTAATTTATGCCCACCAGAGCCATCTGTGTCAACCAGTAGATTTGTGTTGTGCTCTATCTGTTGTATAGTCATACTTTAAAAATGGCATGGCACATACATATGCACCATGCCATATAAACGAAGCGTGCCTAGGAATAATGATGAATTAACCGAAGATGCTGGCACTCTTCCAAACGCTACCCGCTGAACCGATTCCAACGTTCACGTAAAGATTACTCATGCTACCATCACTGCGTAGATAGAGCGAACCAGGGGAAGCTACTGTAGTTGGAGGAGAGTTATTCTGTGCGGCAATAATCTGCACAATGCCCAAGAATAACGGGCCACCAGCAGTAACAGTAACAGACGCGCCCTCGATGGCACCAGTGGAAGTTAATCCACCAGCCGCCAAGTTAGCACCAGTTAGCTGTATCGTGCCTGCTCCACTAATAGTTCCGCCAGCTTGTACGCTAATTGATCCGCCAGAATCTACTCTAAGTACAGATCCACCCTGCTCCATTAACACTTTTGAGTTGTATGTCATATTTTACCTCTTTGTAGTAGGGGAAGTATTTCATTCCCCTACCTTATGTTAACTTAGCCGTTAATCACGCTGTACGAACGTGTACTGTCTTCATTATTAATTGGCGTAGAGCGTGCTCCAGCAGCCGCAATAATTTCGACCATAACGGGGCTTCCGCCACCAAGTGCGGTACGGTACGTTTTGTGCCATACTGCGCTAGTTCCGATTGTAAATGCTCTTACTTCTAGATGCCCTAGTACAGAGGCGCTAACGCTAGCGCCAAAGCTTTGGAAGGTACCACCTGATGTTCCCGAACGTAGTACGTGTACACCAATAACCCCAGCCAAGGTACTTCCGGTTGAGACTATAAGTGTTCCGTGCGTAAACTTGCTTAAGTCTACAGCGGCACTACTACCTGCAGCGGAAATCGCTGTTGGGCTAAGAGCAGTGTAATATTTAATTTCGCTTGTTCCAAGTCCTTTTAACATTGTTTATTCACTCCTCTCTTATCTTACGCTGAAACCTTATGGGCCTGGAAGCGCCAAGGTTCAATAATTTGTCCGCCAAGACGACGGCGTGCGAATAACGCAACCTTGTTGCCACCCACTGTAGTCGTGTCAGAAACACGCTCTATAGTCATGCCAACGCGGTCAACGATTAGATATCCGCGTAAGTCGCCAAACACGACTGGATAGTTGTTTGCTGCGATAGCAGGTAGTGACTCATTTTCAAGGAATGAGTAGCCTAGAAGTGAAGGAGGTTCTCCTGCTTTTAGGCCGCGTTCCCAAAGATAATCACCATTGCCGTCTTTCAGCTTACGGATGTCTCTATGTGTAGCTCGTGCACCCATTAGCACGGCATTACCGCGATATTGAGCATGTAAGCCATACACTAGATTAATCAGACCATCAGCAGTAAGCGCTGATGCGTTACCACTATTTACTGCGTCAATACCATCTTCTGGGGTTTGATTAGCTCCACTACGCTTGCCTAGAATACCGCGAGGTGCTCCACCGCCAGTCCCTGTTAGGAACTGCGCATCTTCGTCGATGGCCATCGCTTCTGCGAATAGGTCGGCAATGATGTCAAGCATATTGAATGCGCTATCTTCCAGTTGATTGCGGGATACATCAGTACGCGCCATAACGGTGTGAACTGGTATACGAATCATTCCGAAGGTTGGGTTGGTATTTGCGCCATCAGCATTGGCTGGTAGTTCATCTACCCAAGTAACACGAACGGCTGATGTATATTGTGAATCTCCGCCCTCAAGCTTTGGCCATTCTGCTGAATCGCGAACGGTATTAACTTGTCTAGCGCGGCCACGGACAATCGTCATGCCCATTAGGCGCTTGATGATTTCCGCACGATAATCTTCTGGAACTAAGTGCCCACCTAGTTCGCCAACCCCTTCTTGCAAAGTGGCTTTAATTTCTGAAACTAACGCCCCGGATTTTATCTCGGCACGTACAGTTTCTGGCATAAGGATAATATTTTTTAGAAGTGCTTCTTCTTTTCCGCTTAGTCGCCCAGTACGGATATACTTAGTGAATGCACTATATTGGTCTTGACGCTTTTGATAGTAGTCGTCACCATATAGGTCACTAAGAACAGCTTTTTCGGCTGATTGAATATCTCCATACTTAACAACAAAAACATCCTTAGAGAAGGTATCTTCTTTAGTGTCTTCTGGCTGCATCACTGTAGGTTCTTCGAAAGGAATACGTACTGGATCTGACTTTACCACTGGAGTTAGCTCGGTAAGAGCGTCTGCGGTATCTTGTTTAGCTTTTAGCACTTCAATTTTTACGTTGATTGCCGCTGCTGCCTGTTGTTTTTCCTTTGCAAGTTCGTAATTATCTTCCGAAATTGCCTTGTCGGCTTCACCTAACAATGAACGAGCCTGTCCGACTAATTCATTAATGTCCATTGTTTCTCCTATAATTCTAATTCGGATAATTTAAGTTTATGTAATTCTTGTTCAATCAAAGCTTTCATCCGTGCCTTCTCGGCACCTTTGGTGTCCTTCTTGTTTTGAACCTCGTTACCTTTGTCAGCCTCTACGGGCTGTGTCTTATCGAGGTCGGGCAAGGTTAGCCCTAGCTCGCTATAAGCAGATTTAATTTCAGCTAGTGGGCGCTCTATCATTCTATATTCTGCCGGAAGCCATGTGTTAGTCATTTCGGCAATCGGCCATCTAGTAATGCGCCCATTTCGCTCCACTCGCTTAGCTGCTGGAAGTGTCCCAGAGCTACTGAACATTTTATTTTTGTCCATAAGTGGTTTTACGTAATTGTAATATACTTCAAATTCTTTGATCTTTCCCTCGTACCATAATCCGATGTCGTCCATCTCCATTACATCTACTTCGCCATAAACGAATGTCTTGATAGATTCATCTCCGCCATGATGTACGATAAGGGGTATTTTTCCCATAGCATCAAAGATTGATTTTAGATCTCTAGTTTCCTCATCGAAGAATTCTTCGTGTAGATCTTTTCGTTCCTCATCCCCCCAGAGAATGCCATATGTACCCACTCGATTTTTACCAAGTGCCTTAAGAGCATATCTAGGGTCTGGTGCAGGAACATCTTCTTCCGCAATTTCTTCCGTAATATCCTCTACATTTTTCACTTCGGTTATATCTGGAGTATCCATTTCTTCTGTAGCGGCTTCAGCTTCCTGGACAGAACCAAGTTCTTCTGCACTTTTTGTCATATCGTTATTCAACTCCTCTGATGAATAGCCTTTGCTTCCGATAATAGCCGTCCCAGAGTCGTCAAACTCGCACCATGTTGTTATATGGTTACCAGCATTATTATCCGAAATTTCCGGTAACTGTTGCGGCACCATATAAAAATTTATTGATGGTAGGGATTTTTTGCCTTGTTCAGACAAACTTTCTTCTACGGCTCCTATCTGATCTACGGCATCGTCCTTCTTGGCATGACACCCTAGAGTTTTCCCTGTTGGTTGTCCATCAGCATCAGCTTTGTAGACACAAAATTTTCCTTCGGGATTCTTTTTTATCGTAAAAGGCATGTTTCTTATATGCTCATAAAATAAAAAACGCCAGACAGGTATAGTCTGGCGTTCTAATGGACGCTCTAACAGTAGTATAGTACCACAGTACTGTTATTTTGTCAAGTGATTATGTCATGTTTTAGGTAGTTATATGCTCTATACAGGCATTTCCCTGAATTCAACAGTAGTGCAAGGGTAGTTTGTTATATACCAGTCGATGAACTCCTGTTTCTTGTGGGCTGGTATACCCCACAAACGAGCTATTTTATTATCTAGTTTACCAATTCCAGCATCGTCGTACGACCAACCAACGGTCTCAAGACTGCTACTACGTGCAATCTTAAAGATTGCTATTGCCTGTGTCTCGGTAGCCCCACGCGGAATGACGTTAACCACTCTGAAATATTGCTCTATAGGCTCGCCCGTGCATACTGGTGGGATAGGTGGTATGGGGGCTTCCCCTGGCCTCCAATATGTGGTACATACATCAGCCAATAAGTTGAGTTCGTTCTCCCACAGCTTGTAATAATCCCAATCATTATCGGTACTAGAAGTAAACCATGCGCCTGGGCCTAGTATGCGCCCTTCTGCGTAGGCTGTAGTACTAGACAGATCAATTATCCAATCACGCATTCCACTAACTAATAGGTCTGTACTGCCACCCATGCAATTGGGGTGCCGCCAGCCATCCCATGTACTTCCGTCGTAAGGGCCGGACTCACCTAATACGTAATCAACCTTAATCCCATACTCTTCTTCGTTAAAGAATGGTCTTCCACTGTGCCACCTAAAATCTCCTGGATCGCGCTGGCTGTTTACCCAGTGTGTGTATGTCCTAACCCCAAGCACGGCATCTTCGTCTTTACATAATTGAAAGAATTCTTTAGGTATATCGTTACCTACTGGACTGTTACAGATAACTAGGCGAGCATCATTTGATATAGTCCCTGTCTTACCATCAATGGTTAGGGTCTTGCCGCGATATTCGTTATTCCATACCCAAACAGCCGCTCGCGCAGATTGCAGGCGTGGCGCTAGCAAGTCCTTGTCGATAATCATACGAGTGTCTGTGTATTCGTTTAGCTCCTCAATCAGCTTAACATACGGTGCGTATTTCTCAAGATACGTCGCATCAACAAAGCGCCTGAAGTTCATGCGCCACTTCGCCACCATTAAATCCCAGCTATTAGAGAATGTATAATCTAAGTTATGGTGACGATAGTCTAGATATAATTTCTTCGGGTCTCTGCCAGCGGCAGTCCATTTTTGATAGGCAACTACTAGCAGGCTGGGGTCGTTTACTGATTTTACTAGGATGTAATCGGGCATACGCAATAGCGCACCATCCCAATTTTGAACAGAAGTTTGAAAATGCATGGTGGTTTCTCCGGGCTATGATATAATTAACCACAGTATACCACAAATTAAAGCAAAAGAAAAGGGCTACAATCAAATGACTGTAGCCCCTAAAGACTAGATAGACGGTCTTCGCAGATTAAACTTTAACGTAGTGCTTCCATTCTTTCGGCACTTGCCCGGAAACAATCAAATATGATGTTCTAGGCGTCTTAGGCTCGAAACGCATAGGCATACCTGCTTGGTGTGGTGTACGTCCGCCTTTGCGCTTATTACATGGTCTACAGGCACAGGCTGTATTGCCCCAACTGTTCCTTCCATCCTGTATCCTTGGTATGATGTGATCAACAGTAAAGCCTATCCTGTGACCAGTGTGTAATCCACAGTAGACACAAGTGTAATTGTCCCTACGAAGAACACCCCACTTACTCCACGTTGCCTTACGATCTGGTACATTAACCATATGTTGAAGACGCAGGATAGTAGGAAGCTTGAATACCTTGCTTGGGGTTTGTATATCGATGTAGTCCGTGCCCCAAGCTGGCTCAACCTTTTCGCGCATGATTAAGTCAACGGCATCTTTAACGCCTAATGCTCTAATAGGTTGGTAACTTGCATTTAATAACAACACTTTTGCTGTCATGATACTATCCTTTTACTATACCGCAGACTGGACTTGAACCAGCACTATATCCTATGTTTGAAATAGGAGCCTCTGCATTGGGCTACTGCGGCTTACTCATTTAACTTAACAAAATCATCGAATTAAAAAAGGCCTTGGTCGGGATCGAACCGACGAATCGGAGGTTTGCAAGCTCCAGTGTTGCCACTTCACCACAAGGCCACAGTACGCCCAGTCGGATTCGAACCGACACGTTCTACATTTTAAGTGTAGCGCCTCCTACCAGTTGGGCTATGAGCGCATAGGAGGAGCAGAGAGGGATCGAACCTCTAAACCCTTTCGGGCCGACGGTGTTCAAAGCCGCTTGGCATGCCAACCCTGCCCACTGCTCCGTAGTACATCCGACAGGAGTTGAACCTGCAAGCCCGTTTCTGGGCGCTGGCTTCTAAGGCCAGTGTGTATACGATTCCACCACGGATGCTCAGTACCCCATGCCGGACTTGAACCGAATCCCGAATACGTAACATTCTCGCTTTAACCAATTAAGCTACAGGGGCTTATAAAAATTAATATGGCGATTGCCAGCTTAATGCTGCATGCCTTAAATATTTTACTGGGTCAATACCAGCCGCAATCATTTCTTGCTCTAATTTGCGAAGTGCCCATATGTTGCCAGTAGGCAATTTAGCCATTCGTTTATCCCAGTAATCTAGCACATTACCATATCCGTCACAACATGTACATTTCTTCATATTATTCACCAAGGAGGAGAGTTAAGAAGTCGAATCTTAAAACCCGTTAGGGCTACACTTTAGCAAAGTGCTTGGCTCGCCAATGCCAGACTCTCCGTATTATATTGTAAAAGAGCAACGGACTACTAGTGCGTCTTGCGAGACTCGAACTCGCCACCTCTTATTTGGAAGACAAGCGTGCAACCAGTTACACCTAAGACGCATCTTCCAATTCTTTTTTTTCTTTCTTTAATTTAGTAACCTCTGCATGTAGTTCTTTTCTTCGTTCGTGTAATCTCGCTACATCTTTAACATCTTCAAGGGCTGATTCCATTCTATTGCCCATTGACTGAGC